CGGGCTATACCGGCATATAAGAACATCTAAAGAGATAATTAGAAATCTATTAAATGATTAATCGAAGCATATCTTAATATTTGAGGTGTGCCGATTATGTTCTCTTTCTTCAAGAAAAAGAAACCTCCGCAGCAGATTTCCGCAGAACGAATTTACGGTTATATCTTAACTCAAATAGATTGGCTCATTACTATCAATTTTCTTTCTTTTTCGATTCGTGCCGTCATTATCCTACACGCTGCGTTTTACGTGCTAGTTCAAGATTTTCTTATCCAATTTGATGCAAACGATTATTTCCTTGATGCTCTACGCCAGTTTCTTCGAAAATTTCAAAACTCCTCCGATTTATCCAAACTGTTTTATAGTTATGTCGCTCATTACACAAAATTGTATACCCGCTATGATCCAGATTCCATGCCGTTCCTTTTTATGACCGCCGAATACGACGCCTTTGAAACCAAGGATAGTGAGGACACATATCTTGATCGTTGGTATGATTATTATGAATCCCCTTTTACCGACGCTGCAAATCGCGTCCTAGATTTTACTGGGCAGGAATTTGGCTTGCTATGACAATTCAAACGCCCGAAGCGGTGATTCGCTCCGGGCGTTTATTCTGACTTCACGATGTTCCGCATAAACCCAACAATGATGTACTTCTGCTCCGGCGTGGCCTGTTCCCATAGCTTCTGCATTTCCTCGTCTACGGTTTTCGACATTTTTTCCATCCCTTCGCCTTTCTCTTTCCAAAAAACATGGTCGATTTTTTGTGCAACATCCTAACTTGAATCGTTTCCAGATTCGTCCTATACTGGAAGTATCAAGGGATGCCCCGCCGCCATGTTCCCGGCGGCGGGACTTTTGGCCGCTGCAAGCGTGTGGGAGCTGCTTGCAGGTTTAGCCTACCACGAACGCACCAAATTTGTCGACCATCGGCCATGGGCTTCCGTGTCCATGTCCGTTGGGAAATCAATGAAAGAGGGAGAAAATTTGAAACAAGAACTATGGGAGCTATGCCGTGACAAGAAAGATTCCGCAAATCCGCGTATCACCAACCAGCAGCTGGCCGAGCGATCCGGCCTGTCCCAGAACGCCGTCGGGCAATATCTCCGCGGCGAAACGCCGAACGCGCCGCTCTCCACGTTTGGCCCGATCTGTAAAATGCTCGGCGTCTCCGTCGACGACTACCTCGGGATCGAGCATCCCGCTCCTTCTTCTGACGCTTTGCAGGCCGTCCGCTTGGAGCGCGACCACTTCAAGCGTGAGATTGAGATTTATAAGCGCTCCCTTCGCACGCACCGCATCGTCACTCTCATCCTCGTTCCCATCCTCGCCCTTGTCGTGATCTCGCTGGTCATCGATCTTCTCGACCCCTATGTCGGCTGGATTCGCGATACCATGTCCATTTTACGGGAGGTTTCCGTCTATGCCTGAACCACGCATTGCAGCTGCCTATGTCCGCGTCTCAACCGATGACCAGATGGAGCTGTCGCCGGATTCCCAGATGGAGAAGATCCGGGAATACGCCGCGAAGAACGGCCTGCTCCTGCTCTCGGAATACATCTTCCACGACGATGGCATTTCCGGCCGGGCTGCTGAAAAGCGCCCCGGCTTCCAGCAGATGATCGCCACCGCCAAAGACCCGTCCCATCCGTTTGATGTCATCATCGTCTGGAAGTTCTCCCGCTTTGCCCGCAATCAAGAGGAATCCATTTTCTATAAATCCATCCTGCGCAGCAAGTGCAAGGTCGATGTGGTGTCCGTCTCCGAGCCGCTGATCGCCGGTCCCTTCGGCAGCCTGATCGAGCGGATCATTGAGTGGATGGACGAATTCTACTCCGTCCGCCTTGCGGAGGAAGTCAAGCGCTCCATGACCGTCAATGCAAAGAATGGCACCCTGCAAGCTACACCATCCTTCGGCTACCGCGTAGAAAACCGGCAACTGGTCATCGTCCCGGAAGAAGCCGAGATCATCCGGGAGATCTTCCGGCGCTTCATCTCCGGTGATGCCATGTTTCGCATCGCGAAAGATCTGAGCGCCAGGGGCGTCCGTACACATCGCGGAAATCCGTTTGAAAACCGCACCATTGATTATATCCTGAATAACCCCGTCTACCTCGGCAAGCTCCGCTGGACGCCGACCGGCAGGACGCGCCGAAATTTCAAGAACGAGGACAGCATCATCGCTGACGCGCTGCACGAACCAATCATCGATGCCGAAACCTGGGGCGCGGCGCAGGCTCGCTGTGCCGAACTGAAAAAGTCCTATAAGCGTTATGGCAAGCCATCCTCTGAGCGCAAGCACTGGCTGTGCGGTGTTGTCCGCTGCTCTGCCTGCGGCGCGACCCTCATTTGGGCAAATCCGCATTTTATGAAATGTAACAACTATGCGCACGGACGCTGCACGACCACCCAGCATATCGCCGTCGAGGCACTGGAAGAATCCTTCCTTGCCCAGCTTCAGCACGATTTGACGTTCGCGGAGTCTGTCGCTTGCGTTGTTCAAGCCGCAAATCCCGCTCATTCCGACCAGCGCTTGCAGCAGCAGCGTGCCCATATCGTCTCCCGTATTGACCGCCTGCGTGAATCTTACTTAGACGGCGTCGAGACGCTGGAAACCTATAAAGCCGCCCGGCAGCAAATGCAAGCGCAGCTTGACGACCTCGACGCGCAAATTGCCGAATCCGCAGCCGTCCCCGTCGTCGATGCCGCCGCGCTGCTTCGAAATGCCATCTCCGCAGTCCTTGAAACGCTCCGTAGTCCAACAGCCACCGTCGCGCAAAAGTACGAATCCGCCATGTCCATCATCGACCGCTGCACGTTCGACAAATCCCAGATGCTCCTCGCGATCTCTTATAAATTCATTTTCTGATACTCTTGATTGTAGCAAGATGGAGTATGGCCCACCATACTCCATCTTGCTATAATATTTGAAATCACTTTCTCAGCACAATTCCATGATAATACCCGGCCATCTTCGCCTCCGGCCCTCCGGCATCTTTATCCATGAGGAACGCTTTGGCGAGATCAGCGTAAAATTCCGGCCGGTCAAGGCCGTACTTGGCAGCCACACCGTAATAGTCTGAGTACATCATGTTCATTGCCGCCCACCAGACGCAGGACTTCACGCTGACACCTGTGATATTGGCCACGGCGTCCGTCTGGCCCATCGTCCAGTGCGGGCCGGTCGTGCCGTCCTCGTTCTCCATCTTGGCCGTCCATGCTTTGGCATCGTCCTCGGTAAAGCCCTCGGCCTCGTCGTGCCCGTCCATGCGGCGCAGCGCACAGATGGCGTCCGCGTACACCATGACTTCTTCCGCGCGGCCAAGCGTCACCGGGCGCTCCATGATCTCATGCAGCTGCTCTTTCAGATGCTCAATGTAATGTTCTTTTCCCATATCACGCCTCCTGAATGTATTTGTAAAGCCGGTCGACGTCGTTCACATCGAACCGCAGCTCCCCAATGACCGGAATGGTCAGTGGGATCTTCTTTCCGTCCACCTGCGTTCTCGCGGCATTGTAAAGCCGGTCGAGGTCGATGTTGCCCTCTGCATCCATGATGCCCATCATCTGCACCGCTGGGTGATCCTTCAGCGCAAGGATACGGCTTTTCCCGCCGTCCATGATGAGCGCCAGCGCAATCCCGGCGCCAATGCCCTTGCCCATCGGCAGATGGGGAATGATCTCATTGTCTGCGAATTTTGCCGCGCCTCGCATAGCTTGATCGATCGTTACCATAAGGATACCTCCGTGTTAAGATCGGGGCGGCTATTGCCGCCCCTTTTTGCTTAAGTCGTCGTGGTGGTCGTGGTCGGAGCCGTCCAGCTGTTATAACGCTGCATCGGTTCCGGGCAGACGTTGTTGATGGGGATCACCGTCTTGGTCAGGCCCGACAGCGTAGCCAGCTCGTTCTGCATACAGGACAGGTTCGCCACGGTCTGCGCGTTGACGACACGCTGCTGGCACAGCTGCTCTTCGATGCTGCGAAGTCGCCCATCCGTGTACTTGTACATTTCGAGCATTTTCTGATCCGTGTACGTGTTCGCATCGCGGAGCTTTACTTCCGTTTCCAGCTCTGCGATCCGTGCCGCCTGAGACGCCTCATAGCGGCTTACGAGATGGTTGTCGCTGTTGCTTGCGGCCATCGCCGCCGCAGCCGGATTCGCGCCCCAGCCGCCGAACAGGTTGCTCAGCCCGCCGCCAAACACGCCGAGGCCCGTGCCGATCGCGCCGAGCGTCACACCGAGATTCCCCTTGCCGTTGCTTGCGTATTCCATAGAGTTTCCCTCCAAAAAAATGTAGTAAGCTGGCCAGCTCCTACGTTCAGTATGATGGAAAAGTCCGTCACGAAACAGCCAACGTCCGGGCCAGAAAAAGGCCAAAAAAGGCACAAAAAAGAGGCAGACACAGCGCATGCCGTGTCTGCCTGTTTACATGTGCGCGGAAAGTGCGTCCGTGCACCGCTTGATGATATTTTTTGTACCGTTGAGGGAAAGCCCCGCGCGCTCTGCGATCTTCTCCTGCGTCCATCCGTCGCAGAGGTATCGCCGCATGATGTCGCGGTACGAATCCTTTAGAATCCATTCAGAGATCAAACGCTCCCACTCGCTGCGCGGCAAGTCTGGCCAGCCGCGCCGCATCGTTTAGCCTCCTTTGTGATTCAGAATCGGGATATTCCCTTTATTCGACACATCCAGTTCGAGCGCCTTTGCGATGTCGCGAATTTTGATGTAATTCGTCCCATCCTTTAAGATCCGTTCGACCTCGATCTCTTTTCCATCAATGATCATCTTGCATTTACTCACCATTTCGATTCTCTCCTTTACCATGTTCCTGAATCTGACAATGCCCTGCGGATCGTCCACCCAGTATTTCGGGCAGAGCTTCCCGGTTACATCGTAGTGCCGGATGATATGATCGACCGGGATGTTATACTTCTCGCAGAGCCTTGCGGCGAGGTCTGCGGCATTGGCGATAGTCTTTGCCGTTGCCATGACATTCCCGTCGCGCTTCGCGTCGCACATCTCGATCCCGATGGAATTGTAGTTCCGGCAGAATGGGTGTGTATAGTGATACGCGCCACAGTGGAAGGCTACATAGTCCTCCGGCACGGAGATCGTGATGGAATCATCATCCACAAAAAAGTGGGCGCTTGCCACAGGATTGAGCGGCTTCTGGAAGTACTTGCCGTTGCTGGTATCTGAATCCCCGTCGTTGGCCGTGTAGTGCATGACAATCCACTCAACGTCCCCGCCGCGTTTCGTGCCGTAGTTGGCCCGATGGGCCAGCATCGTTTTAATTGGTACCATCACTATCACCCTTCGCATCCATCGCGTCCTGTGCCTTCTGCGACTGCGTGCCGAAATAGAACGTGATTACCATCAGGAAGATCGTCAAGAAGTCTTTCCCTGTGATATCACCCCGCAGCGCCAGCACCGTAAACACCACCGTCAGCAGCAGCGTCACCAGCGACTTCACGCTCAGCAGATTTGACAGCCGTTTCATAATTTTGTCCATATTATGTACTCCCTTCGTCGTCCGATTTTTTTGCAAATACTCTCTTTGCAAGGAGCATCAGCAGCTCCCCGCCGAACGCAGCTCCGGCGTAGGTCAGAACGTCGGATAAGTCCACATCCCGGCCCGTCACCAGCGCTGCCGTCTTGACCGCTGCCGCCCAGAGCAGGACGCCAAACAGCACCCAGATGCAGAAATACACCAGCTGCCGCGCCATCTTGCCCTTCGTCAGGCGGCTTTTCCGGATGCGCCTCATACGATCCCCGCATGAGCCAGCGCAAAGCCTATCAGCGCCCCCACAATGGCCGTCACGACCGCCTTGACTAGCGCTTCCCATTTCCCGCCCGGAATGGCCTTGAGACTCTTCACGTCGTCCTTGATCTCGCTGACATTGGCCTCGATCGTCTCCTGCTTTGTCGCCAGCACCTCTACCGAGGTCGCCAGCTGATGCAGTGCCCGGTTGTCCTCCTCTAAGTCGTTGATGCGGTGCGTGTTGCTCTTGGATCGCTGCTCGATCTCCACGATCTTTGCCTGAATTCCATCATCCATCTCTTACTTCCTTTCCCGGTTTTTATGTCTGTTCCTGCCAACCAGCCGGATATGCCGCTGGTGAATATACATTTGCGTCAATCAGACTGATATAGTGCTTGCCATTGAAGGTGATCTTGTTGCCCTTTGTCTGGATCGCGTCCGCGGCCTGCCGCCTGTCCCGATCAGGCCGTCAAATGCTTACCGTGATATTGTCTGTCACATTGTATACGAGCTTGTTCGGTTTATACTGGCCAGACTGATATTCTACATAATATGAGTGTCCGTATTTCACAGGATATTGGTTCTCCTGCCCGGAAATCGCTGTGATTTCCTCTTCGGTGTAAAGATCCTTTACCGCCATCAGCGTGTCCCCGCTTGTCATGTTCACCGTCATCACAAGATTCAGTGTGTCAATGTCCTGTGCCGACAGTTGGCCTTCGTCATTGACCCTGACCACAAACCGTTTCTCCGATCCCGCCGTACTGGACTTTAAGATCAGCGCGGTGCCCTCTAGGCTGCCCTGTGCCCAGACGTTTCCGTCCCAATCCACCTCAAACGCATTATGTCTTTCACTCCACCCCGTACCATTGCCGATTACGAATAGATTCTTACCGCACCACGATCCCTCTCGATTAGTGTACGATGGGAGTCGCCTTTTTGTTTTCGCTTCCACAATACAATATGCACCAATCGCAGTTTGTCCCGCTACCTCAACCGAGTTTAATATACCAAACGCAGTGGAGTTCGAACCGTAAACGGATGAGTCCGGGCCAGCAAAGCCATAGTCTGCATATTTCCCGACAACGCCGCCCGCTGTAAAAGAGTAGTTTGCGCGTGCGTCTCCATTGAACGCTACACATTCTCTCCCGGAGGCGGCATAAGCCTCGGAATTGCCGAACAAAAAAGAATTTTCCCCGGTGGCCTCTTCCGGAGCATAGGTGCTTATTGTAACCCGATTACAGCGAAGCAATGTCAAGTCTCCTGTACCGGTGGGGTTTTCCTTCGCCAGATAATTCCCTTCCACGCCGACCGCTGTGCCGTTGTTCACCCACGTGTTGCCAACGCCATCCCACACGTAGATATTGTAAGGTTCCGCCGTGCCGACGCCATAGGCATCCCCGGCAGCAGGGCTTGTGACGGCGGCAGTTAGCGCATCGAGCGTTGCATAGTAGCCGAGGATCTGTAACCCCTTGCCCTGCGGGCCGGTCGCGCCGGTGTCGCCCTTCGCGCCGGTATTGCCCTTTGCTCCTGTTGCGCCTCTTGATGGCTTACCTGAATCAATGCCACCAATATACCAGTTACCGTTTGTTCCAATCGTTGGCGCAATGTTTGCTTCGTCTGTAGCGGCCCATTGTCCATCTACTACCTGCAAAATCTTGCTATTGTCATCAGCAGATATTGTTGGTAGCTCCTTTTTGTGACTATGATCCCCTCTAGCATATGCCGTGCTTGTACCGACAGAGCCAGCTTCAGTTGGCGCTAATGGAGTTGTAGTAGATGGACGAGGGATAGCATCCCACACCGCTTTTGATGTTGGGAACTGACTATTCGTAGACGAGTCGCTTAAATTTGTTGATTTTTCAATGTTATTATCTGTGAAGTTGCCGTCTGCCGTCCATACAATTTCACGTATAATATCGCCATCAACATAGGCAAATGTTATACTTTCATTATCTACAACGGCAAATAGTTGATATTCAAGCATACCATCTGCGCCATACCGCAAGATACAAATATCTCCGCGCTTCCACGCCTCCATCATTTCTGCGAATGTGCAAGTTGCCGAAGAATTACCAAGTCTATATGCAACAAATGTAGTTGATACTGTAACATTACCAGTTTTTCCGTTGACTGATTTTACAGGTGCTTGATCCGCAGTAATATAATTAGCGTCATTGGTTAGCTCAGATACCTTAGTTGGCACAGTGACCAGCGCCGCAGCATCTTCGGCAATCTCGCTCTTGTCCGCAGCGGTAAAATAGTCCGTTCCCTTCACCGGTGTCTTTCCAGCGGGTCCTTGCGGGCCGGTCGCGCCGGGGTCGCCCTGCGGCCCCTGTGCACCCTGTGGGCCTTTGATGTTCACCGAGGCAGGATTGGTCTTCCCGCCGTCGTTCGTCCAGCTTAGCGTCCCGTCCGCTGATACGGACGGCGTGAACGTCGTGCCCGTCGCGCCGGGCGCGCCAGCCGCACCGGGGCTTCCGTCTTTGCCCGGCTCGCCCTGTGCGCCTGTGTCGCCCTTGTCGCCCTTCTCGCCCTTCGCGCCCTGCAAGGGGCCGTTATTGACCCACGCAGAGGTCACGCCGTCGTAGATGTAAATGTCATACGGCTCCACCGTGCCCACGCCGTAAGCGTCGCCAGCGGAAGGGTTTGTCACCGCAGCGGCCAGTGCCTGTACCGTTGCGTAGTAGCCCGAGATGGTCAATCCCTTGCCGGGTTCGCCCTGGACACCCTGCAAGCCCTGCGGCCCTCTCGGCCCCGTCTCGCCCTGTGGGCCTGTCGCGCCTTTCGGGCCGGTCGCGCCCGTCGCGCCAGTTTCGCCCTGGTCTCCCTTGTCGCCCTTGGCTCCGCGTGATGGTTTCCCGGTGTCGGTTGTCCCGAGATACCAGTTCCCATTCGCGCCAATCGTCGGCGTCGTGCCGTCCGTGCCGGGGTCTCCCTTGGCTCCTGTGTCTCCCTTTTCGCCTTTCTCGCCGCGCTCACCTTGCAGTCCTTGCGCTCCCTGCTCTCCTTGCGCGCCGGTCGCGCCGGTGTCGCCTTTGTCGCCTTTGTCCCCTTTTTCGCCCTTTGCGCCCGTTGCGCCAGTGTCTCCCTTGGCCCCGGTGTCGCCCTTCTCGCCTTTCGCGCCAGTGTCTCCCTTCGGCCCCTGCGGCCCCATGACGGAACCCATGTCCAGCTCTTTTCCGTCCGTCAGCGTAAAGATCAGATGGCCGTCCGCCTCGCGGACTTCAATGCCCTTCACGCCTCGCGAGGTCTGCCCGCTCAACGTGATCAAAATACTGTTCGGAATTTCAACCTTCACTGTCTCACCTCATTCCACCCGGACTTTGTTGTCCCGCGCCAGCGTCGTCCGGTCTCCGTGCGAAAATTCCACGTCGTAGGTGTATCTGCCCTTCGGGAACTTCGCGCTGATCTCCGCATCGACCACAAGCGTCACCTGATTGTTCGCGACGTTCGAAAACGTCTTGCTCCAAACCTCCGCCCGCGTGTCGTCGCGGAACGTGATCTTCACCGTGTCCGTCGCCCCAATGTCCACGGCCGCTCCGTCCTGATCGACAAGATCCGCCTGAATGACGACGCTGAATGTGTCTCCGGCATACCAACACAGCACGCCGTTCGAGATTCGCGGGCTTGCGTATGCCCCCGGAATTGGAATCCCCATTTTCATCAACTCCTTTCCCCCAGTGTAACAGCTCCACCCAGCAGATTCACCCCACGCAGCACTTGACGGCTCCGCCCTCCGCGCGCTATACTGTTCTTATCTCAAACAGGAGGGCCACAATATGCTGGATGCACAAGACCGCAAGGACATTGCCGAACTCATGCACGTCATCGTCGAGAGCGAGATCACCCCGAATCTCAATCTTCTCGCCGAAGGCCAACAGACTCTGCTTGAAACGCTCGCCCCGAAAAGCCGCGTGGAAGAGCTGGAAGAAGAGGTCGATTTCCTGAAATCCATTATCAAACTGCACAGCGAGCAGATCGCTGAACTAAAAAAAGCCCAGTAAAAAACCGGAGCGGTCATCCCGCTCCGGTTTTTTGTTACTTGTACGGATTGTTTTCTTCCTTCCAGTCCTTGTTGCAGCTTCGCCAGATGGCCGCTTTCTCTGCCTTCGGAATGTCCAACTGATCGAGCGCCGCGTTCACCCGCTCCTGCGACACGCTCTGCGTCCCGTATGCGCCGAAGTACGCCTTTCGGAACGCGACATAGTCCGAATGGGAAACGCCCTGCTCTTCCAGTACATCCATCTTCCCGCGCTCCGTATCGTCGGCCAGCGCATTATAATAATACGCCGTCTTCCCTTCCTCCGGCAGATCGTAGGCGAACAGCATCGTGAGCTTCGCCTCCTTGCTATCCAGCTTCTTCATCGCTCCGACGAAGGTATAGCTGTCCCGCTGATCCGCTCCGGCTGCGGTCATCTCCTGATAGGCCGCCGTCTCCTTCGCGCTCAGATTCTTGAATCCGCTTTCAATCCATCCCTGCGCTTCCTCCGTCGCCGTCTTGCCAAAGAGCAGCGCCTGCGCCAGATTCTTTGCCATCTCGCCCGGCTTGTCATTGTAGATCGGATATTGCAGGATGTCGCGTCCCTCGTTGTCCGCCTTGTAGCTGCCGCCCTGCATGACGGCCTGCGCGCCCTGTGCCATCTTCTTGATCTGCCCGCCGCCGAATGGCAGCGCCAGATAGGCCGCCGGGTTTGCCAGCTCGTTTATTACCGTCTGCACTTTCTTCTTCGGGGCAATGTCCTCGTTGCTGGCAAGCAATGCCTTTTCGATGTTCCCGAAGTTCGGAATGGCCGACGAAACCGCAATGCGTCCGCCGTCGATCTCCAATCCCAACTTCTCATCCAGTCCGAGCACCGTGAGCATCTGCGTGCCCGGCAGCTCGCTGATGAGGTTTCCACCGAGATTTTTGATCGCCTGATATGTTCCCGGCTTCTCCTTCGTGAACTCCCACCGGCCCGAGAGCGCCGACTGCACCGTGTTCGGCAGCTGATATCCTGTGAAGTCACCCACGCTGTCATTTAGGATGTCCAGCGGATCGAGCGCCGCGCGTCTGCCGGCAATGGCTTCATAGACCTCATTGTAGAGCCACGCGCCGATCAAAAACTTAAAGAGCGCCTTTGCAAGCTGCGCCACGCCCTTCTTCCGCTCCTGCGGGATCATGTCCTTGAAGATCCAGCTCAGTTCGTTGTTGACCTCCAACTGGAACTGCGTAAAGAGCTTGATGATCGGATTTCGCGCCGAGTAGATCGTCGGCGTCGCGCCTTTGCTGCGGTCTGCCATGATGTTTGCCGCGAACTGGTCTGCCTCCTGCATCGCGTTCACCTCGCTCATGCCAAGCCGAAGGTTTTGCAGATACCTTGCCCGGACGACGCTTCCGGTCGTAAACCCGTCGACGGCTTCCATCAAAAATGCTGCCTTTTCCGAAACCTTGTCCATGGTCGACATCGCGAGCCGCCCATATCCGCTTCGGTTGTGGATGAAGGTTGAAGCCGCGTCCAGTCCGTCCGCCGTCTTGTAGTTTTGCAGCGTCTGCCACATCCCGTGCAGCATATCCGCCGATGACACCTGGCTCCATGCCTGCGTCAGCGGAATGAAGTTCGTCAGCGCCGATCCGATGTTCGCCGCCACCATGTTTGCGCCCACGCGGGATTCAAAGGCTTTGCAGACGTTGTAGAATTTCCGCCCCAGCATCTTTTCCATGCCGCGGTCGAGCCGCGACTTCTTCCCGGCAAGCAGATTCGTGTATTCGTCCAGTTCCGCCACGAAGTTCGAAAGCGCAAACTTTGCGTCCTTCATCGCCTGCGCCACCCGCTCGTTTGCTTCATCCGGCGTCAGCGTCGGATCTTGCAAAATGCGGTCGATCTGCTTGCGCACGCCCTCGTCGCTCGCGCGGTAGCGGATCTGCGTCGCCAGCGCCCGGAGACGTTGGATGTCGCCCGTGTGGTAGACGATGTCCGATGCAACCTCAATGTACCGGTCGAAGCCTTGCAGCGCGTCATAGGCCGTCGCATAGCCGAGCCGCTGCTGGATGTTTGCCATATACCGGATGCCCGGCCGGAACGACTGCGTCAGGCCGTTGATCGTCGCTGGCAGCGGCGTTACCTCGTCCGTAATGCCGAGGCGCCGTCCGAATCGTGTCAGCAGACTCCCGTCCTTGTCGTTTTCCTGAAAATGCGGGAAATACCCCTGCATATAATCGACCGGCTCATAGCCGTTTTCCATCCGCACGCGGTTCATGTCCTGATAGAGTTGATCGTAGATGCTTCTGAATTCCTTCACGGCGTGTTCGATCTTCGCGTAATCCAGCTTCTGGTTTTCCTCGCGGAACTTTTGAATTGCCGCGTTCCATTCCTCGTAGCCAAATCCGCCGCGCTGCTTCACGCGCGGATGCTCCGCCAGATACTTCCGGTTGAATTCCGCTTCCCCGAGCCACTGCACCGCGTAGCTCTCCGAAACCAGATTCCCATTCTCCACCTTCCGGCCAAGATTCAGCGCTTTGATCCTGTCCTGCAAGCCGACGACGTAGCTCTTTCGGTCGCTCTCGTTCTTGTGTACCGGGTGGAAATACTCGTTGTTGAACGTCTCGGCCTTCTTATCTGCAACCTTGCCTTTTTTCGCAATGTCCCGGATGTTCCGCTCCATGGTCTCGCGCATATACGCAAGTCCCGAACTCTTGTCGACCCACTTCTCGGCTTCCGCCGCGTTCAGCGCGTTCTCCGCCTGATCGCGCAATCCCTGCTTGCGCGTGTTGTTCCAGGCTTTCAGCCGCAGCGCCAGCAGATCATAGTCCGCTTTCGCTTCGTAGGTTTTCAGGATCGCTTCCGCGTTCTCCCGGTTCTGTACCGCTTCCGGCGTCGTGTCTCCACGCAGCAGCATATTCACGACCTTCTGGTCTGCGTCCGTCAGCAAATACCGGCTCTGCACCTTCTGAAATTTCTTCTTCTCGGCCTTGACCTCCTTCGCAAGCTCCATGGCTTCCTCTGCCGTCTGCGGCACGCCCAGCTTCTCCTTCTTGCGCTCCTGCGCTTCCTGATAGCGTTTTGCAATGCGGATTCCTTCCGCAAGCCGCTGCACGGATTCATCAAAGTCATTCCGCGCCCACGTCTTGAAGCTCTCCGCCTGTGCGCCAAACGCTTCGTTCAGCGTCTTTTCGCGCTTCCGGATGCTCTGCGCCACCTCATAGAGCTGCAATAGCTGGTCGCTCGGTGCGGTGATGCTCGCCGGGAACAGCTCCGGCGCCATGTCCCGCATCTCCTGATAGAACGTGTCGACCGGCAATCCATCGCTGGAAAGGCGCAGCGTGCCCATGGTCTGCTTGCGGAACAGGTTAAAGTCCGCAATGTCCGCCCGGTCTTTCGCCGAGATGAAAAGTTTCTGCGTGCGGATTTTCTCGCGCACATCCTTGTACTGCTCATAGTATTCCGTGTCGGCTTCCCGCCCGGCGTCCCATGCCTGTTCAAAGAGCCGGTTCAGCTTCGCGCTGTCCATCTCGCCGCCGCGCAGTACGTCGTATATGATCTCGTCGGCGATTGGCCGCAGCGTCTCGCGCTTGGCAGTCTCCGGCACGCTCAGATTGTCTGCCAGCCGCCGCACCAGTGTGTTTTCCGTCCGTGTCACATATTCCGCCGCCCGCTCCGGCAGTGCATCCCGGAACCGCTGCTGCGCCGAAGCATATCGGATGTCTGCGCTTTTCAGACTGAATACGCCGTTGTTTGCCACGGCAGATTTGATTTGCGTCGGTTCCAGCACTGCCCATGTTGCTACACCGTTCTCAATCGCTTGGATTCCATCATACCCATGCCGTTTCAGCAGCTCTGACATCTGCTTCGAGTTGACCGCTTGCCACAACATTTCCGGTCTTCCGGCTTCTTCCCATGCCTTCCGCAGTTCACTCGGGCGCACGCCGATCCGTTTCGCTAGATCCATATAGTTTTCATCAAACCCGCCGTCCGTGTCCCCAACGTTCGCCGGATTTTCGACACGGATATACGCTGGGATCACCCTGTCAACGTTCCCCGCATAAATTGACGAGCTTGGCAGCAGTTTCTCAGCAGCTCTATTCGCCGTGGAATACTTTTCTGCATACTGGATGTTCGCTGTCAGCCAAATCGGCTTTCCGCCCGCATCGAACGTTGTAAACCTTGCGCCCGCTCCATGGAACACCAGCAGCGGCTCGCCGTTCCGGTTGACCGCTTTGCTGTTCCCAAACCACCGCGTGAATGCAGCGCTTTCCGTTTTTCCGCGTTCCGCCACAATCTTTTGCAGCATTTTCGGATTTCGCAGTAGCACCGCGTCCCGGAAAATGCCGTCACCTTCCGCGTCCATCATTTCCAGCACTTTGTTCAGATTCTCTCTGTCCTGCTCGCTGATCTGCTCCGCACTGGCTGAGAATTGCAATTCTGGCGGCGCCCTCGCGCTTCCGGTTTTCTTCGTCCACTGCCCAGCCTCCATCGTCACCTCGGCGCGGATGTTGTTCGTGCCGTAGGCCGTGCGGTTGATTCCGGCGTAGGCATCCGCTACGATCTCCTCAACGTAGGCGTCCGTGTTGTCTCCGTAGATCGCGTTGTAGGCGTCGATGTAGCTGTCGATCTGCGCCTTGCTGATCTTTCCCTCGGCCACCATCCGCTTGCGGATGCGCTGCGCCATCTCGGCGTTGCGCTGTGCAATGATGTGATACCCTTCGTGCTTGGCAAGCTGCGTCGCGGTATATTCCTCGCTGTCCAGCCGCACCAGCACCGTTCCGTCTGCCAGCGTCACGCCGTCCGCGCGGAACGTCCGCCCGTCGACCGTGGTTTCCAGCTGCCCGACGACAAATTGATAGCTCTTGATCCCTGCCGTGCGGAAGAACTCTGCCGCCTTCTTCGCGTCCGCGTTTTTCAAAATCTCCGCCCGCGGCATCACGCGCACCGTGTTCTCGCTGCCGCCCTCGCCGATCAGCTCCGCGTTCGTTACTTGAGGCCAAGTTCCTGATAGATTTCTTGCCTGATCCGCTCTTTCTCGTCCTCGGCGGGCGCTTTCGCTTCGCCCTCCTGCTGCTTGCTCCACTCGCTGAGCTTGCTCTCCGGCACGCGCACCATCATTCCGTTCCTGTCCTTCAGCAGATACGTTCTTTCCATGTTCATTTCCTCCCTTGACTTTTTTCTGAATTTCTGATACAGTGTCACCAAGCTGATAGTTTCCTGTTCGCTCGGCCTTGTAGCCAACGCTGTTCAGGAAATTGTCGGCTTTTTTGTTGTCCAGAATCCGAAGCGTTTTTCCATCCTTGATCTGGTTCTGCACCCACGCAGACGGAGTATCCAGTCCATAGGCGCTTTTCATTCTGGTCACTGTCTCTCCATCCAGATTAACATTTTTCCGGAAGGCAAGCAAGAGCGGTTTTCCGTCTGCATCGATCTCCGACGTCAGCACGCCGACCTCATCTCCCTTTTCAAAGGACAGTACAGCCGAATCCATAATCGATTTCAGATTATTAAAAACGCGCTGTGGAACGTTGTGTTTCGCAGTTTTTGCTTTTTTATAGTCCGTCTGTGACATGACGATCTCGCCGGTCAGTCCGATCTTCTGCACGCTTTCCGGCGCTGCTCCAAATGCAAATTCATCCTTTGCCTTGAATCTCCCCGCCCGGTATTCCTTGAACTGCTCTTTCTGGCCTAGATTCCTGGTGTCATTGATGCTATATTTTTCGGTTGTCGCGCCGCTCTGCTGCGCCGCCTTGCGTCCGGCCTCCCATGCCGCCGTCGCCACATCCCGGTTCATCCCGACCGCCGCGCCGACCGTCCATTCCTTCGATACGCCCATCTGCCCCCGCTCGTATGCCTTCTGGAATTTCGCGGCATACTCTTCCAAGGAGAGATCTGTCGTCTTGCCGTTTACAAAATACGCCGCTGTCAGATCGTCATAGCCGTTCTTCTGCACCTGACGTTCCAGATAGGCATTGTCCGCCGCAGCCGCTGCTTTGTCCATCTCCGCCTCGGCCTGCGCGGTCTGCTGCCCGGCATACTGCTCCGGGTCGATCTCGGCCCATCCTTCGCCCACATCCAGCAAGCTTCCGTCCTCGTCGTATAGATCGACGCCCTGCTGTTCCTGCTGCCGCTTCGCCTGTTCTTGCTCTGTCTGCGGCTGCTCCACGCTCTGCGCGGCGTTTTTGAAGTTCTGGTATGTCTGGTTCTCCTGCGTCTGATCTCCGCTCTTCGCGTCCTCCGCGGCGTCCTGCTGCTCCCTGACGTACTCGCGCAGCACACCGGCCACGTCCTTCTGCGTCGGCTCTCCGCCTCGCATCAGATCGCCCTGCAAGGCTGCCGCGCGGTCGAAGGCCGCTCCTTTGCCCTGTGCCAGCCCGAGGTCGATCACATCCTGCACCTCGCCGCGCTGGATGGCCTGCGCTGCCGTCCACTGGATGTTCGCCTCCGACGCGCCCTTGCCAAGCGCCGCATACGTGCCGGACATTGCCCAGCCGGAAAGGCCGCCCGCGAGGAACGAAAGTCCATCTTCCTCTGCGAAATCCTTCACCATCGCGGCCATCGCATCCCGCTCGCTCATTCCCTTTGCAAGATAGGCGCGGTACGCCGTTTCCACTTCGCCGCGCCCGCGCTTCGCGGTCACGTCATAGATGCGGTTGAGCCAGTTGCTTGCAATTTCCTCCGCGCCCTCCGAAGCAAACGCCCGGATGACCTTGCGCCACGCCGCCTTGCCGGACAGCATCGTTTCAATGATGTCGCCCACGGAATATTTTTCTGTGATGCCCTCGATCGCACCCTCGACAATACCGTCGATCAGCGCGTTGACGTTGCTTTTGCCGTTCTGGATTCCCTCATAAACGGAATCTGCTGCGACCTGTGACCCCATCACGAAGTTCATCGTATTCGCCACGGCGCCCTGCGCCGCCGCGCCGGTTCCTAACCCCGCCGCGCCGACCAAGCCAATCGACGCCGCCATGTTGACCGCGCTGTCCAGGGCACTGGTTCCCGCCTGGTAGAGAAACTGTCCGACGTTTCCCATGTCCTCCATGACGCCGCTACGGATGCTTCCCGACACGCGGCTCGCATTATACAGTGGACTGTAAATATTCGTCGGCATATCCGCGTTCTGATACCCGCCGAACCCCTTCGGCAGCACGCCACGCACCGATTCGATATTGCCCAGCGCCTTTGCTGGAGCCATCAGCGCGGACGCCACCGTCGAAATGTACGGATGCTCCTGCCCAAACCGCTGCATATCCTCTGCCTGTATCATCGCGTTCTCATAATCCCGAAGCCGCTGTTCATACTCTGCGAGGCTTTTGATCTCATCCTCGCTATATCCCTTCGCCCGCAGATCGGCACGGGCCTCCATCTTCGAGAGCCCGCTTCCGCCGTTCTGTTTGGAGTAGTCCCTCGTGTACATACCGCCCGCGTTGTATTCCCGCAGCAGTGCCTTCGTCTCGTCATCCAGCGGATCGATCGCCATGTGGCTGCGCTTCATCGCGCGTTCGCTTTGCAGCTGCATCTGCTCCTGCTGAAGCTGCGCAAGCCGGGCCTCCATGTCGCTGACCCCTTCCAGTTTGCCCTGCTTGATCAGCTCTTTCCGCTCATTCTCTCGCCGCACGCCTTCCTCGGTCGCCGTCTCGGCTTCCGCCTGCCGCGTCCGGATCTGCTGTTCCAGCTCCTTGATCTGGCCGTCCAGCTCTTCCTCCCGCTCTTTCAGGACGCCGACATATTCATTGTCGTAAAGGCCGCGTTTGTAGTTTTCGTAGGAGCCGTACTGTTTGACCATTTCCGGCGTATGGTCGAACTGGTGCTTGGTGATCTGTTCTTCGCTCTCCACGTTCTGTACGGCCTGATTCTGATACTTGTTGTTTTCGGCGTTCGCGGCCTGTGCCGGGTCTCGATAGACTGTCGTGTTCAGAATCTTCTGCTCTGCCGGGGTCAGCGGTTTCCCGCTCATCTGTTTCTGCCGAAGCTCCTTCTGCTTGAGCGCATAGGTGTAATTCTCATAGGCCGTCTTCTTCGCCACCGTCGGCATGTTCGACTGCCCATACCCCCTCGCCACAGTCCCCATCGCGTCCGCCCGGCGCTCATAGCCCTGCGTCACCTGCCGCTGCGCCTGTTGCTGCATCGCCGCGCGGGCAGCCTTGTAGTTTTCAAAGGCTGTCCGGCGCCGATCCATTTCCTCGCCTCCGCGTGACAAAAAATCAGCTTCGTTCACGATGGACGTCTGCGGTCTTTTTGTCTTCTTGTTCTGGTTCTTCAGCGCACCGTTCACAAAACTCTTTTCCGAAATGATCGCCATATCGTCGCTCCTTATTTTTTCCTTGTAGCCGCAGTCCCCGCCGTTCCCGTTCCGCTGTTGTAATAGTTCACGGCGTCATCGATCTTCTTGCCGGTCAGTTCGAAGATCCGGCGCGAAATGTCCGACCACTGCTGATGGCTCATCTGGCTTTGCGCGTTGACCGCCGTCTGATACGCCGCACTGAGATTTCCCTGTGCGATCTGCATCTCAATGGTCTTCTTCACGCCGCGATAGCTGGCATCCAGCATCGCCTTGTTGCTCTCGAAATCGCCGTACCCATTGATGAGTGTCCGATCCGTCAGTTTGGATGCGCTCCCGCCGGAGCCGCCGCCCGATCCGCCGCTCGCCCTGCTCTGCGCCGCGAGCTGCTGCAAGTAGGCGCTGTTCTCGTTCGCCGCCTTCTGCGCCCAATAGCTGAGCTGGTCGCTCCACTGGTTGTAGTCCCGCGAATAGGCGCTGTCGTAGGCGCTGCGCGCATCGGAGAGGTCGGAGTAATAGTCGTTCACCGTGTCGCGGTACCGGCTGTACGCCTGATTCTCGCGGTCGCTGAGCAGTCCATACTGGTTGTAGAGGTCTGTGCCCTCGTCTCGGTAGCGGTTGTATGCCGCATTGTAAAGATCCGGCACAATGTCGTTCAGGTTTTGCAGATAGGCATTGTACGCCTGCTGCCCCACCTGCTCACCGTAGGTGCTGCCATAGCCGCCGGTCAGCGCCGCCGCCTGTCCCATCGTGTCCTGCATCGCGAGCCGCCCCTGCCGCTGGTACTGCTCCCTGTACTGCTGATATACCGGGTCTGTCCCGATGTCATAGCTGAACGGCTTCCGGTTCGCGATCCTGTTGTAAAGCTCCGTCAACTCGCCGTCCCACTGACTTTGATATTCTCCCGGCCTGCGGGACTGCACCTGATTGAGATACGCCTGCGCTTGCTGCACAGCGGAACCCGGCGTGTATCCGCCTTCCAGCCCATTGAGCCGATTTTGCGTATACCCGCTCACGCCCTGCGAGAGCAGCGGACTTTGCCGCTGCGTATATTGCCCCTTGTAGTTGTAGGTCGTCTGTTTCTTGTTGCTCACCTGGCTCTGGTAGCTGCCGTCCGCGTTGACACCTGTGATCCGGTATGTTCCGCCGCCGGTCACGACCTCGTCGCCCGCCGAAAGGCCTGCCGGCGCCTTTCCGTTTTCTACGCGATAAATTGCCATGTCATCACCCCTTTACAGTTTGAAATACGTTGCCGCCTGCCGCGGCATGTGCTCCTGATTGTATGCGTTCCAAAATCCCTGCCAGTAGCTGTTGTACTTTGCAGCGGCGTTGTTGTACTTCGTCAGCTCGCCGTTCGCGTCGCAGATCTTCATTTCCAGATACCAGCGGTAAATGTCCTCATACGGAAACGGGATCATCAAAATCGTGTCGAGATCCACGCCCGGCGGATAGCCGGTGAACTCCCCCATATCCTCTTCCCGCTCATGCGCCCGGAAAACCTCGCGGTCTGCAATGCCGTCCAGCTCACTGAGCCAGTGTACCTTTTCTTCCTCGCCGTACTGATTCGGCATCAGCCGGTCGATCATCTCAATTGCTTCTCGAATTCTCATACTCCACCTCCTATGAAAAAGAGGGAGCGGCACACGCTCCCTCTCGTCATGCCGCAAAGGGCACTATGTTGTTATTTTGGCTCGCTCGCGCGGTTGGCTTCAAAGGCTTCCTGCGCCTGCTGCTGTGCTTCCATCAGGCACTCATAGACCGGGCGCGGAACCTCCGTCCGCTTGCCCCTCGGCACCTGAAACGTTCTGCCGTTCACGCCGACATACTGGAACTGCTGTTCGTTGTTACCCGCTCTCGGCAGCATGATCTCCCGCATATCCTTCCATGGGTCATATTTCTGTTCGGTCGTCGCGGTCACAACTGCGGTTTCTTCTGTCTTTGCCATGTGGGTTCTCCTTCCTTAGTTGGCCGGGTCGGTCGCGGAGTATGCGCTCGTGCTCTCAATGCGCACCATGCGCTCCTCGTAGAGCCGCTTTGCCGCGCCTTCGTACTTATAGCCGACGGTGCTGAACTGTTCCAGCGGGCCGCCCGCTTCGCCCTTGGTCTTGACGATCATTTCCATCGTGCCGCCGTCCGGGTCGATCATGGCGAAGGCGTCCTTGCCCATGATGATCGTCGCATACACGCTGTAATAGACCGCCGGGTTGCCGCTGGCAGCAGCCGTCTTGACCGGGCAGGTGCTGTCGTTCCAGATCTTCTGGTTCGTCGATTCGATAAAGCGCACGCCGTGCAGCTCGCCGATCTCGCCGTTGAACAGCTCCGTGACCGCCGCATACTTGTGCGCCTCGATCCATTCCTTGCTCTGCCGCAGATCGAACGCGACAGACGGATGGATGATACCGACGTACTTGCCGTTGATCGTCGGCGCGTGCGCCTTTTTCAGCGTGGTCACGGCCTTGTTGACCTCGGTCGGCGTCAGCACGCAAGTGGTGTCCATGCCGCTTCTTTCTGTCACCTCGGTATGTTCGCCGGTCGTGGCGTTCACCTTGTCGCAGAGCTGCTTCACCGTGCCGCCCACGACCTCGTTTCGCACCATCTTGTCAATGCTCATGCCGCCGGACGCGCCGAGTTCTTCGGTCGCGCCGAGAATCGCGTTGTCAATGGCGTGCAGTTCCAGCAGATCGGAGATCGTGACGTACAGACCCTTCTGCACAAGATCCTGCGTCATGCTCGACATGCCGAGCTTCTGGCCGGTCGGGATGACGCCTTCGGTCAGCGTCTCCGCCTCCGGCAGCGTGTTCCACTTGCGCCATTCCACGCTCTTGCCGTGGTTGCGCGGAAGCGCCTGCTTCTTGGCAAGCTGTGCAAAGATCAGTTCCGGGCGCGCATTTTCAAGGAGCTGCGTGTCGTAGAACGTTTTCATCGTCGGCGTCAGCTTGTTGATCGTGTCAAACGCCGTAGGTGTGCCGGTGTATGCGTTCACGTAGTTGCCGGTCGTGTTGACCAGCGTACCCGCATCCGCGAAAAACTGGAATCCAATGTTGCTGTTACCCATGATTTTTTCCTCCTTCTGCTCAGAGGACGATCTTTTCCCCCCTCTGAACTCTTCTGATGATCTCCGCACGCTGTTCCTTCGTCCAGCTGCGCGGGTCGTTGTTTGTGAATTGCCCGCCGTTGGCGTTCCCGCCGATCTCTGGCGGTCTTGCGCCCTGCGCCTGGATGGTCTGCATGACGTTGTTTCTCGCCTGTGCTGCCACCACCTGCGCTTGCGCTGCCTGGATCTCTGCCATGTGTACCACTTCGTAGGCTGTCTTCGGCGGGACGTTCGCCGCAATCAGCCGGGCGAAATCCTCGTTTGCCATCTCGGCTTCAAAGCTCGTCCCATACTGCCCGGCAACATCCCGGTCAAATGCCGACCGGATGCCGTTGAACTGCTCCTGAAGCTGGTACTCCTGCAGCTGGCGGCGCATCCCTGCGGTTTCCGCGCGAGAAGCATACTCGCTGCGTACCGCGTCCGCCGTCGAGCCGCGTTCCATGGCTTCTGCTTCGTAGAGACGGTTATCCGCACCAAACTTCTGCGCCAGCGCCGCATAGTCGATCTTTCTCGGGTCAGACGTGTCAATGCCATAGAGCACGCCCAGCCGGTCGACCAGCGGAGCCATCGCTTCGATCTGCGCCTTCATCGCCCCCTGCCCTTTGAGCCGCTGCTTCACGGCCTTCTGCACCGCCGCGCCGACTGCGCTGTCGTACTGCTGCTTGTACTTTCCCGCGATCAAGCTCTCAAAGGTCTCCTCCTGCTGTCCCTGAGCGTCCGGGACGTTGGCCTGCTGCTGCGGCGCTTGCGCCTGCGCCGGAGCTGCCTGCCCGCTCATCTGCTGACCGGCGACGTCAGCCGCGCCCACCTGGGGCGCTCCTGCCATAAGTTCATCCATAAAGCAAGTCCTTTCTGACTTTCTAATTTCAGTCTACCATGCGTTTTTTGTGATTTCACCCCACGCCGAAAGAAACGATCTGCAAACCATTGAAGTGTTTGCAGATCGGTTTTTTATTCCGGCTGCGTGGCCTTCTGCGCCTGTTCCCGCGCGTTTTGTACCTTTGTCGGCTCCTGCTGCTCGCCGGTTTTGATCTCTGCCAGCTTTTCATCCTGCGGAGCCTGCACGGCCTGTCCGCCCTCCATCAATACCTGTTCGGCCAGCGCCTGCCCGAGCGAAGGATCATATCGATCTGCCACGGCAAGCGCCATCTGCTGCCACTGCGCCAGGCGCTCCGCAAGGTCGGCGTTCTCCTGAATCTTCTGCACGATGCTGTCCTTCCCGTCGAAGTCCATCATGTCCAGCGTCGCGAGCGCCTGATCCACCATTTGCGGTTGGAAAAAGCCCAGCTGGAAGAATTGCAGCGCCAGCTCGTTCTGCGCCATCGCCGTATATTCGCTCGCCTTCTGTGCCGAAACCTCGATATCAAATACTGGCTTCCGCATCCCGTCCGGCTGCCCGTCCTTGCCATAGAGCGGCTGCATCTGCAACCCTTGGTTGGAATACTGCACGAATTCTTCCGCGCCGCGCTGCCCCACAATGCGGAACTGACGCGGCAGATCGTAGAATTGCCGAATTCGCTCAATCACCATGCGGATGAGCCGCGCATATGCCCGGTATGCCGACTTCGTGCTGTCCTTGCTCGACCGGCCCGATGCTTCCTGCAGCGCCGCAATCGCGGATGCCGCCGTCACACCGGAGCTTGTCGCGCCGTTGTTGACGTCCGTGTTGCCGGTCGTCCATTTCAGTTCCTCGATCTTGTTCTGCAAAATTGTGATGTAGTTCGCGCTCAACGGGTTTACCTGAATCTGCATCAGCGAGTCCTGACTGAGATTGCCGTCCACGTGCACAAAAGGCTTCGTCCAGTCCGCAAATTCTTCCTCGTTTACCGCGCCGTCGCTGCGCCGAAACCACCGGGGCGACGCCGCCATAATTGCGTTCTTGATGATTGCCTGATTCATCCGGTCGATCTGCTCCTGTGCGCTCTTGCCGATGTCGATGTATCCGTAGCCTGCAATGCTGCCCTCCACCGGGAACAGCGCATCCACCACAAACGGATAATCCCCGTCGTCGTAAAGGCCCGTCTCCGCCATGGGGCTTCCGACTGGCGTCTGCACCACGGAGCCGTCCGGCATCTGCTGCGTGCTATATTTCTGCTCGCCGTCGTTCTCGGTCGCCAGCAGTACGTTGTCTCCGACGAATTTGCAGAAATGCAGCACACTCTTGCCGCCCCGCCACTTCTTGTAGTACCAGTCCACCACCATGCTTTTGTTGTCCGTCGGCACGGTGTCATCTGTGTTGTACTGCTGCATGATGTTGCCGGTCGATTTCAGCTTTCCTTCCAGCTCCGGATACTTGGCCGTCAGGATGTCGTTGTCGACCAGCTCCGTCACAAAGACGTTTTTCGATTTCTGAATGTCTGTGATCCCCGGCTCCCAGAAAAAGCTCAGAATGTCTACCGCGTTCACGGCGATGTCGCCGATTCCATTCAGCTTGGAGCTGTCCCAGCTCACGTGCCAAACGAGCGTCCCCTGCTTCAGCTTCGTCCACTGGCTGTCCGAGTAGACTTCCTCGAAATCGTTCTGTTCCAGGATCACCGGCAGGATGGACGAGAGCCGCTTGGCTTCTCCCCGGTCGTCCGGCTCCCTTGGCCGGACGGCGGGCGCGGGGTATGCCGCAATCGCGTCCGCGTGCTTTCCCATGATGACGTTAAAGAGCCATGCGCTCGTCCACTTATCGTCCATCGGATTTCCTTTTTGAATCTGCCGCCAGCTCTTGAGCCGCCACCAGTTTTCGCTCGCCGTCACGCGCGCTTCAAGGTTTGCCTTGCCCGCCTTGTATTTTTGCAGCGTGGCAAACGCCTGCCGCACCTGCGCTTCACCGATTGGCCGCGTCAGCACCGGCGCGCTCTGTTCCATCGTCTCATTTTCCATCTGTTGCTTCCTCCGTCTCCTGCGCGGCTTCCGCTTTGATCTGCATCTCCGCCAGCGCGTGTGCCTCGGCCAATAGATTTTGCAGGATCAGCTCCACGACCACCGGCGGCAGCTTTGCCGCGTTGATCTCCGTAATCAGCTTCTCCCGAAGCGCCCGCACCTCTGTCCCGAATTTCATTCCGCGTCCCCTCCTGTCAATACGATGTTCACCATGTAGACCTTCGATCTGGCATCGTAGGATGCGTTCACGCTCTCCGCCTTGCGGTATGTCCCAATCAGCGGAATCTCCTGCTGTCCGTCAATCACTTTGCAGCTTACAAAGCTCATGCCCTCCACGCCGGATAGATCCGGGAACTCCGCCCCCGCGCCGACTTCGAAACTGTTTGTCGCGGTCATCTGTGCCCGCTCCACCAGCGTTTCATAAAAGTTCGTGATCGGGATCTGCTTTTCATCAAGTTTCAAAATCATTGTCATTTCCTCCCTATGACGCATTTTTGGCCGTAATAGCTCTGTTGATAGCTTCCTTCAGCGCAGCATTGTCGTTGGCAAACTGCGCCGCGCGATATGCCGGTAGTTCGCTCACCACGACT